CCTTCTGCTATTACCCCATCTGTAAATTCATCATCATCTGACTTATGTACTGTTGGAGTTGCTGCAGCAGTACAAACACAAATTCTCGGTATATCATCCGGGGAAACTTATCGTGACCAAAACTGTGAAAGATTGAAAATTTCCAAGACGCTCTATGATATGGGTATGAAAGTTGCGGCAGTATCAGTATTATGCCAAGATAGACGTACCTTTGACGCAATGGAAATGGCAGGAACACCTTGTCCATTCCTCGGTGAAATAGGTGATAAAGCAACTGAAGGTTGGAAAAACAATCCTGGTCGAATTCCAGAAGCAGAAGTCTTGGAGACAAAGAGTGATATTCAGAAAAAACAAGGGGTTGTTGCTGGCGCTACTATCGGTACTGCTCTTCTTTTCCTCTTACTCCTCTAACGCACAGACATCTGGTACGTCTAGCGATATCCTCATATTAGGAAATGGTTGGACAGGAAACCTGTCTCAGTGTACCTATGGAGTTGACTGTTGGGCAGGAAGTACTGACAACGGAGATGTTCATAACGGTGCTGGTGCTGGTGGTGTACAAGGCACTTTCTATTTTAGTGGTACTCAACAAACCATTACAAATACAATTGCACTTAGTATGGCTTTGCAAGCCTCCGGTATACAAGTTGATGGATACAATTACAAATGGGTGTATAAAAATGGTAACGCTCATTTGTATAATCAGCAAGGTAGTGCAGATGATTTAGAGATTGTTGTTAATGTATATGATGACAGTGGTAATTTATTCAAAAGTTATACCTATGACTATAGTGGTGTCTTTACTGGATGGGTAACTGACAGCGGTACAGAAACGTTCAATACACAATTTCTCGATCCATCTATGTTCGGTAATGTAGAAGTAATGGTTACAGGCAAAGACGTTGCTGGATGGAGTGGTTATTATGGACCTGAGTTTAGATGGGAAGAATCTGAAATCACAGTCAACTACTCCGCAAACCTCTGTTACAATAATCAGCTATATGATGCAACATGTCCGGGCTATGCAAATGCTTTATTTAATCAACAATGCACATTAAATGCTTTATATGACCCATCATGTCCAGGTTACGCCGCGGCATATCTTATACAACAATGTACTGCAAATCCTCTACATGACCCATCTTGTACAGGGTACCAGCAAGCATACTTGAATCAACAGTGTAAGCTTGACCCACTATATGATAAATCATGCACTGGACATCTAACCGCACAATGTAACAATGACCCCTTATATGATGCATCATGTCCAGGTTACGCCGCGGCATATCTTGCAGATAGGTGTTACTATGACCCTCTATATGATGTACAATGTACTGGCTATCAGCAGGCATACTTTGACCAGCAATGTGAAATGGATGGTCAGTATGACCAACTATGCCCAACATACCTTGACCCAGAAATAGTAGATTTAGGCGATTTTGACCCAGTACAAGAAGCCACATCAGAACCAGATATTCAAGTTGGTGTTGCAGAACTTGACTTTACTCAACCAACAATAGAAGCGCCTGTTGTTATAGAACAGCCAGTTGCTATCGAAACATATACAGGAGAAAGTGGTACAGGGTTTCAAGAAGTTGATGACAACATCGATTTGGAACAACAGTCTATGGAAGATGATATTGAGACAGAGATTGCAGAACTAGAAGCACAGGCAGAAGAAGATGAAGTAGATAATCCCTTTGAGAAAGAAAGAGATAATGATGAACAGTTTGATGAAAAGGAAGATAAGGAAATCGCAGAAGCAGAGATAGAATCAAATGACCGCCCAGACAATAGTGATGGCGAATCTGGATTTGGAAAAACTGCACAGGAAGATGACATTGAGAAAGAAATTGCTGCCCTTGCAAAAGAAGCAGATAAACCGACTGAAAAGAATAAAAAGGTCAGCACAAAGAATGATAAGATCAGGATGCTTCTTGCAATGAAAGCTATTGCGCTTACCAAAGAAATTGAAAACGCTGTTACTATAGAACAACAGATGTTAGTACAGAGACAACTATTGGCACTTATATCATTCGTGCCAGGATTTGATTATGCCCAAGATGACATATTAGATTTAGCAAACTTCTATCCACCAAAGCCTACGGTTGACCATGCTTATGCACGATGGTTCTTAAACGACCCTAACTTTGGTGCAATGGAAGATTTGCAATACAATTTCAAATAGGAGAAAGAAATGGCTGAAATAGAATACGGTGGAATCAAAGTGGGTGGCAGTAAGCTCCTATTAGTGTTACCTCTTATTGGGACACTTGGTGGTGGACTATGGGGAGGCTTTGAGTTCTACAAAGATTATATGGATATGAAAGAACAGATCCAAAATTATGTAGCACCAGACTTATCAGAGTTTGATAAGAACCTTGCGTTAATCAAAGAAGAAATGGTCGCGACTAGAAAAGAAGTAGGCATTATCAAAGATGCGATTGGCGAACAGGTTGATTTCATGCGTGACGCAAAGCATGACTTACGTGGCGACTTGGTTCGTATGGAAAAGATATTAGATAAAGTTGAAAATGATATTGATGCAGTCGAAGACAAAGCTCAGGCACTTATGGACAGAACAAAGTCAGATGCAAGACTTATGATTGAAGATGCAAGCAATCGTTTCAATGACAAAGTATCTGGCATGGAAGGCTATGTCAAAAGAGAATTAACTTCGCTTGAAAATGACCTTGATAGAAAACTACAAAAAAGTTTGGATAATCCTTTAGCTAATCGGTAAGTCTTATAAATAGTATAAGAGAGCAGGAGCGAATATAATAAGCACATTGATCTACATTAATCCATAACAGTATAAGGATTAATCAAGATGCCAGTAGCAGAAATACTAGCAGGAATATCACTGGTAAAAGCCAGTGTAGATTTCATAAAATCTAATATAGATACAGCGAAAGACATCGGTGAGATTGCTGGTGCAGTGGATGATCTTTTTAAGGGTCATGACGAAGCACAAAAGAAAAGAAGTAAGGCTTCTGGTGTCGGTGTTGGCGATCAGTTTGGAATTAAGAACGTAGCACAAGAGGTAATAGACGCTAAACTTGCTGGCGAAGCATTGCAAGAAATGAAAAACATGATCAACATGCGCTTCGGTCCGGACACTTGGCAATCTATTGTAGACCTTAGAGCAAAAAGAATGCAAGAAGCAAAGGAAGAGGCAAAGAGACTAGCAATTCAAAAACGCAAAGAAGAAGCAGAGTTTTGGGAAAATGTTAAGTCATTTGCTATTGTCAGTATCACACTCTTGGTAAGTGGTTTAGCATTTGTATATGTTCTATGGAAAGCTTCTTCATAATGCTATTTGCTATAGTTATCACTATGGGTGTAAACACTCTTACGTTTGATCACTTAACTTATAAAGATTTAGAAACTTGTCAGTATCATGCCGACAAAATATCTTGGCTTATAAGACTAAGAGAAGGCCCTAGAAAAGCAGAGTGTAAAGAAAAATGATAATTGTAGTTTATTTAATATTGCTAATATCACTCATCACTGCATTGTTTTATGGTGCTTATGTTTATGATGTGATACCCGAACAAGAATTATATTCTTCAGACGAATTAGAAATCAAAAATAAAAAAATAAAAGATAGAATTCATTTGGCTATTCGCTATCGTGAACATACAATTGAAGAATCGCGTAATGAATTACCTTCATCAAATCTTTACGGTGGTCATCTGTAGTGCCTTTGTTACCGTAACGTTGTGCATATTTCATAACGTTACCCATATTAAAGCCAGTGCCGTGACCAGCATCATAGATAAACTCTGATGCTTGAAATTTCTTTTTAGAATAATGTTGACTATACGTTGATTCAATGTAGTCAGTGATTTCATTGAGGTATACATCTTCACTGAATTTATAATTAATTTTATTTTTCATTTAATATAATCCTCCTGTAATAAAGTAATAGTCTACTACTACAAAGAATAAACCAAGTGCAGTTGCACGTAATATAATTGTTCCTATACTCATTATTTTTCCCATTCTGGCATCGGCATAACACATTTACTATCGTTATAGTCACCTGCCGTATATGTTCTAGTGGCTTGTTCTTTAATCATTACACCATCTTTATAGCGATATGTAATTAGTTCTCTACGAACAACACCGTTTAAGTCAATATCAAACTCGCTTTGAAAAGGACCGTCTTTTTCTTGCATTATTTTTCCCATCTATAAAATATATGATTATCAATTGTAATTGTTTCCATCTTAGATGCTGCCCACGCTGGTGTTACATAGTCGGCGTGGTAGTGAGTAGCACCATAAGTAAAATCTCCGAATTCTCCTCGATAGACTTTAAAAGCCACGGCACGAGCCAACTCGTAGATGTCCCTATCACGAGTAGGAATAGTATCAGACTTACCGTCACAGTACCAGCTAAACTGACAACGGTGGCGCACAGGGATAAGAATGTGAGGTTCTTTCCAAGATGGTTGTGTAGGTCCTTCCATAATAACCTCACAATATGAGTGAGGAAAACGATCATCGTTAACACGATTCCTAACGACAAGAGCGACACCTATCATACCTTTCCCTGATTGATTACGTGCTTCCCAATATATGTTATCAGCTAAACACTTCATTTCAGAATGGTGTGAATGAAATTCTGCGGCTATAGCTTCAGCACCAAAAGCAGACTTGCCTGTAACAAGTCCACCTAAAAAAGCAATTGCGAATGCACCTAAAACATATATCTTCATGAGCTTGTTTTTTCTTCAACAGTATACCGCATGATGTTTCCATCTTCTAGAATTTGTTGAATAACAGTATTCATGCCATCTTTAGTATGCCGAACTGTTTCCCATATGTCACCGTCATATTGATAAGCAGTGATAACAAACTTTTGTGAAACTTTCATAACTAACCTCTCTCTTTATTGTCTATACAGTATAGCAGGAAAATAGAGAATGTCAAGTACTTTTTTGAATTTATTCACAAAACTCTTTTATCATTGGAAAGATAGGTTCAATTGCTTTTGAACACTCTCTAGCTAATTCGATGTGTTCTTTTTGCGTTCCATGACCTGAACGTAATCCGATATAATGGATCCAGGACCTAATGGTACCGTTAACATACAATCTAGATTCCATAATACCTTCCGGTAAAACTGCCCTAGCTTGCTCTTTGGCAACACCGTTTTCGATTGCCCATCCGTATGATTCTTTTGCCGCACTAACTACCTCCGCTTGCTTTTTTAACCAGTTTAACTGCAATTCAGCATCATCAGTTTCGATACTATTTTGTCTATTCTTAGTGTCTTGCAATCTAGCATCTTTAAATTCAAATGCTAAGTCCAACGTTGGGTCAGCATATCGCTGAGAAAATTCTTGAAATGAAAATGACCTATGTCTTAATAATTGCCGAGCGATATCACGAGTAGTAGTTACTTCTAAGCAAGCAGACACCATTTCGAATGGGGACCAATGTGCTTCTCGCATAAGATATCGTAATAGTTTTTCGGACGTTTCGGTGTTATTTTGATTTGTGGGATTCGAGACACGGGCTGTATACGCGATAAGTTCTTGGATATCGTTGCCGACATATAAATTCTCCGGTGGTTTTGAATAGCTAACAAGTCTTACGTTCATTTAAATATATCCATAACAGTTAAGTAAGCTCCGTAAAGGAAGAAGCTCCAGATTACAATAAAGCCAACGATACTCATATCACAGTATCCATATTCGTCAGCAAGGCCAAGTTTATTTAAAAATTTATGTATCATCAAAGATATCCCATTACAAAGTTTTCTGCACAATCTTCTGCATAACGCTCACTATGATCATATAAAGGTCTAGTCTCTATAAGTTCATCCGATTTATATAATTCAACATAGAAC